TAGGAATAGACAATGTAGAAAGTTTATTGCAGCCGCCGCCAGACATGACCCCTCGACCAATTGATGCTGGCTTGGAAAACTCTGGTTTTTTGATGGGCCAGCCAGCGCAAGCCTTCGAGGGTCAAAACCACAGGGCGCATGTTGAAACTCACAGGGCTTTGTTTTTGACGCAGGTAGTAAAAGAAAACCCGCAGATACAGGCTATGATCATTAGCCATATTATGCAGCATTTGCAGTTTCTTGCTTCAGAGCTGGCTCAAGAACAGATGCCTCCTGAAACAATGCAAAGAATACAACAGGTGCAACAGCAGCTTGCTCAAATGCCAATTGACCAGCAACAACAGGCTGCACAACAAATACAAATGTTGCTTGATCAGTTTGCTGCACCGATTATGGCGCAACTTAGTGAAGAGTTTTTGCAGTCGATTGGACAAGGCGGAGATGATCCGTTAGTTGCTATCAGGCAGGCTGAAGTTGAGCTTCGTAACAAACAGATAGATCAGGAGCAAAGTCAATTCGAGGCGCAACAGGATCAACGCGCACAAGAAAAACTGTTAGAGAATGAGTTGCAAAAGCAACGCATCAATGTACAAAAAGAGGTTGCCGATGATAAACTGGATGTTGCATTACAAAGACTCGATCAACAGGCAGATTTAAAGTTGCTCGAATTAGAGCAAAAAATGAGAGGATGACATGACCACAAGTTATAAGCTCGAAGCCATCAAAGAATTGAAGGCTCAGAAAAAATTAGATAGAGAAGCTGAAGAGCAAGCGCTTTCAGAGGCCAGAAAAACAGCAGAGGTTGCCCATCAGGCAAACCTTGCTCGTATTGCTGCGAAAGAAGCTAGAATAATTTCAGGAGAACCCGCTCCAGAGCCAGAGCCAGAAGTAGAGGCAGAGCCAGAAGTAGAGGCAGAGGCTCCAGAAGCGAAAGTCGAAGCGCCTAAGAAAAAAGCGCCAGCAAAAAAGAAAACCGCGAAGGCGAAAAAATCAAAATAGGAAGGACTTATGAAAAAGTTTGGAAGAGACAAGCCTAAAACCATCCAAAGCACTCAGCAGGGCGTTGTAGTTAATGCTGGAGTTGAGAAGATTGTTAAAGTGCGAGGCGGCGGAGCTGCAACAAAAGGATTGGATTTTAAAGTCAGGGCGTAATGGAAGATTTAACTCTCTACGACAAAATAAAAAGAGTGATTAAGGATAGAGAGTCGCAGATCAGTGAAACGCTTATGTCAGGATCGCTCGAAAGTATTGAACATTACAAGTTTTTGCAAGGTGAGCTTTCTGCGTTATACTACATCGAATCGGAGATGAAAGAGTTTAACAAGGAATCTTAATAAAAATGTCTGAAGCAGCAAAAACAGCAATTGCAGATGCATATGTGGATATCGAGGACAAAATCCTAGATCCATCTCTTCTGGACAAGTCAGTCTTAGACAGAATGCCTCAGCCTACCGGATGGAGACTTTTGGTTTTGCCATATACTGGCAGTCAAAAAACCAAAGGCGGCATACTACTAACACATGAAACAATTGAGCGAGAGAATCTTGCTACGCTTGTGGCGTATGTTGTTAAGAAAGGGCCGCAATGTTATAACGACACGGACAAGTACGGCGAATCTCATTGGTGCGAAGAAAAGCAATGGGTTTTAATTGGACGTTATGCTGGCGCTAGGTTCAAGTTGGAGGATGGCGCTGAAGTTAGAATCATCAATGATGATGAAGTCATAGCAACAATTCTTAGTCCTGATGATATAGTGAGCATGTAATCATGGTAGAAAAAAACGAAATTCAAGAAAACCAATCTGAAGAGATTGAGGTAGATATTCAGCCAGATCAGCCTGAACAGGAGGCTGCTGCTAGTGTTGATACTGATGAGGAGCTTGCAAGCTACACCAAAAACGTCAGCAAGCGAATCAACAAAAAGAACCAGCAGGTACGCGCTGCCGAAGAGCGAGCGGCGCAATTAGAGCAAATGGTTAGGCAGCAGCAGGCTCAATTGTCTGCTATGCAGCAATCACAAGTTCAACAACAGGCAACGGTTATTCAGAAAGAAGAGGAGGCTTTGCAGGCGAAAGAAACGCAAGCTGACGATCTTTATAAGAGAGCCGTGGAGTCTGGAGATGCAGAGCTGATGAGCAAAGCTGATACGCTCAAGTCAGACATAAGCATACAGAAAGAAAAAGTTAGGCTGGCAAAGAATCGTCAACA